CCTCGGCTTCTCTGTGTCATCCCTTGAGCGCGTCATCGCCATTCATCGCCCCGTGGATAGTGTGAATGTTCAGTCTCGATACTCTCTAGGAAACAGAGGCACAGCTGGTCTTGCTGAGTTCAACTACCTTATTAACTCTGAGGCATACCCTGCCCGCCCTGTCCTTGTCGGAACTCGTGGTGCCGAGAACTGCGCCGAACTCTTGATAGCCGATCACGCGCTCACTCTTTTTAATAAAGGCTCAAGCTTCAACAACGGATACGCCGCCGTCGGAACACTAGGTGTAGGAACAACCCAGCTCTCTGGCGTTGCCCCTAACATTGCTAAAGCTGAGGCTTTCATGCTTGTAGGTGATGAGGACTCAGGTGAGACCGCTGGAGCAGCTGCCGCCGCTGGAAATGCAGCAACTGCCTCAGATATTGGAACATTCCTCGCCTCCACCGAGTTCGAGAGTGGTCTATCTGACGGCAAATCCGCCACCATCTACTCGGGCATTAGTACGATCGCTTCTACTGTTCAGTGGCGTGGTGTGTATGGCGCTCATACGGCAGCATTCGACTTGGATTTTTTTGCTCAGTTTACGGTCTTGCTCTCGCTCGATATGCGCGGCTCTGGTGTTTGGTCTGTGAGCGTATAAGTATTTAAATATTACAAAAATAATATGTTATTCAAAATAACAAATTATTACTTAATCTAGTTTCTCTAGAGTATCTTTAGCGTCCTCAATAGAATCAAGAACCTTGTTTTCTTCTTTAGCAGCCTCCGACATGTACCAATACTCCTCATGCGTAAAGCCTGGAAACTTCTCGGCATACCATTCGGCGTTATATATCTCATTAAGGTCATACTCACTACCTAGAGGTTCAGGTTCAATTTCTCCGTTATCATCTACTTTAGCTAAATCCTTAAACATACCCATTAGGGCTGCTTCGGTTAAATCAACAAATACTGGTTTGTCACATTCTTGGATCTCGCTAATGAGTTTGATTTCATCGCCAACAACAAATGTTTTATTTTTCACAACATCAACTTCAACGAGTTCAGCCATTATATATTATAGACGAGAAAATAAAATATTGTTCTATAATATAATGACCGAGTATAGCGATGCAGAATCTGTAACCTCAAGTGAGAGTGAGAGTGAGAGTGACTGCGAACAAATTGAGGCAGTCCTTAAAAAAGTTCCTAAACAAAAAGCACCAGAGGTTAAGGCTAAAAGAACATATGTGCGGAAGCAACCATTAGACGATAAAAGTAAAAACGTTATTGTCGATAAACTTGCTAAAGCCCGTCTAGCAAAAGCAGAAAAAGCAAGTGCAAAAAAGCAGGAGGAGGCACAGGAGAAGGCAGAGATGGCTGAACTCAAGAAGCTTAAGGATAGCGGGAAATTGAAAGTCAAGAAATCAAAGCCAACAGAAATAAGTATTCCAAAGAAAAAGCGTGATAAAGTTGTTGTTAAAGAGATCCATCACTATCATGACGCTAAGCCTGTAGCAACAGAACCGACACCGCCACCAGCACCCAAGCAACCCAAGCAGACCAAACCCAAAACGCCCGCCATGATATTTGCATGAATTGATTTAAATAGATAAATATATAAACAGATAATAATGGACTACAAGAACGGCAAGATTTATATGCTTGAGCCTACATGTGAATATGATGAGGGAGATGTATATTACGGACATACAGCAACAACTCTAGTCAAGCGGTTGAGTCAACATAAAAGACCAGCTTCTAAATTGAAATCGTCTAAATATCTAATGGATAAATACGGCAGAGATAATATTAAAATTGTATTGATGGAACTATACCCGTGTTCTTGTAAGGACGAGTTGAAAGCAGTTGAAGCTAAATATCAGCGAGGAAATAAATGCGTAAATAAAAATATAGCAGGGCGAACAGATAAAGAATATAAACAAGACAAACGTGAGAAAATTAGCGAACAACAAAAAGAATACTATCAAGACAAACGTGAGAAGATTATCGAACAAACGAAAAAATATAAAGCAGCAAATCGTGAGGCTATTCGCGAAAAAAATAAAGAATATAAAGCAGCCAATCGTGAGAAGATTAATGCAAAAGCTAGAGAGCTACGCGCTAAAAAGAAATCTATGCATAATGTATAAATGACATGGACTGACGACATCGAGGGACTCCTTGAGAACGTGAGACAGAATTGTGTTCACATGACGAAGTACCATAAGATGAGATACTTTAGATTTAAATCAATCGGACAATATTTTAAACTCCCAACCATAGCAATCTCATCGATTGCGTCGGTGGCGTCAGTAGGACTGACTGCTTATTTATCACAGGCTCATATCTCTGCTATTGTCTGCTTGATGACGCTCAGCGTATCAGTCATAAATAGTATTGAGTTATACATGAAGATTACGGAAACGATTGAGTTAGAGCTTGATACATCAAAAAAATATTATCAGTTGTCTATTGACATATTTAAAATACTTAATCTCGACAGAGAAAACAGAAAACAATTAGGCTGTGATGCTCTTGAGAAATACTACAGGGACTATACAGAGCTATACGAAGCATCGGCATTAATTAGTAATTCTTATAAAGATAATCTCGCTCTCATACCAAAGAAAGAAATATACAAGAGAGATTATAAAATGTCATCACCTTCTAGTAGTAGTACGTCGTCTATTAATAGCAACCCTTTAGATGATAGCCCTGATGCTGTGCTTTAATCTCTCTACTATATATAAATGAAGTTCATCTCTTTAGAGAAATCTAATAGGAAAGGGAAGAGATTTGTCATGGTGTTAGACGAACCAAAGCGAACAATTCATTTTGGATCTGATGTAGGCTCTACCTACATAGATCATGGAGATAAGACCAAACGCGAGAACTATCTTAAAAGACATATGGTTAATGAAGACTGGGACTCGGTCAATCCTGGATCTCTTAGTAAGTTTCTATTATGGGGAAAATCAAAAAGTCTTAAAAGGAATCTTGCTGAATACTTAGAGAGATTTAACATCGCCGAATAATAACTAAATAATATGTTTTTCATATAATATATGTTTAATTATATGTATAATACTTAAAATATACTATATAACACCTTTAAAGGACTTAAAATAGAAGATTAATTATAATTAATCTCTTATATTATCTTAAATACATATAATTATATTGATTATATGTAAAATAGTTATTATTTAGTTATAATATATGCTCGGCATCAAGGCACCCCCCTACGATTTAGGATAGGATACCTTAAGTTCCATACTATAAGTTTTTATAATCTCCTCCTCGCCGATTGACTGCTTAACCCCTTGGTCATCTGTAATAAAAAATGTTAATGATGTAGGGGCGGTATACATGACGATTGAGCCTATACCATAATGTGTATATAAATAATGTTCCTCATCGTCAGTGCTGAGAGAAGCAACAGCTAAAGTAGTCCCGCTATCGACATCTCCGCCACAGCTTTCTCCCAGCTCTTGTGTCTTAATAAAAAAAGATGTATTACTGTCAGTAGATGTTTTAATAGAGAGAGATGTGATTTCAACCAGAGCATATGGGACTTTGTCATTAAGGTTAAACGCTACATTAAAAATATCATCGGTTATATTGCTATGTGTCTGTTCGACATAATCCATTATATATATAGCGAGATAAATTAAACACGGCTCGGTAAAGGTATCTGAGTGCTGAATGTATCTTGGATCTCGTTAGGTCTGGGATACGATATTTTAAAAAGCAAACTGAAATTGTCGATACTGTTTAGTTGAATTGGATTCCCCGCTATATTGGTTACGGTAAGAACGACATTTTCTAGAGATCCGTATAGTAATGCTCGTGTACCTAGACCAGTGAGGGCATAATGAAACTTAGCGCCCTGTAGACTATCTAGTCCAACCAACGCTAGAACAGTTCCTTTGTTTCTTGACGAGTTAAAGTTAGGGGCATCATCTTCAACGCTAACAATAATGCCTGAGTGCTCAACATCATCGTGCATTATCGTTGAGATAACTTCAACCAGCGAGTAAGGAACTCTTCCTCCGGTTCCATTAAGATTAATCTTTACATGGTTTCCGTAAATAGTCGATGAGGCTTTATCAACGAATACGTATCTGTCTACGAACTCCATTTATATATTATAGTAAGAAAATAATCTCCTATAGGTCACGAATAATGTTCTCTTCAGCATTGACATTGTAAAACGATTTAATGGTGTTAATGCTAGTTCCTCGAGACTTGCTCATGCGGTTAATACCCTCTGTGTCCTTGTTGTCATATAGTTCATCAATTACCATTTTAAATACTCGAGCCTCGTTCATCTTGTTAATCAATAGTTTCTTCATCTGGTTATTCATCTGCCCCTCGTCAAAGATGCGCCCTACTCCGTGCTTCTTAACAGCCTTGATGAACTCTGGGTCTGTAATGACGTGAGTCTGAACTCCAAATGTTTTAACTGTCTTGTAGTGATTACGAACCCATGTCACTTTACTAGGTTTAAGGATTAGATAGTTTTGCTTGTCATCTGTCATATCTTTTTTATCCTTAATAATCTCGACATCAGTGTCCATGTTTCTCACGCCATATGTTAGCATCAAATAACCAACAATAAACTTTTTATATTCTCCTGCCTCGAATGCTTTCATTAGTCCCGCGCGATATTCACCAATAGGCATAAGGTCGTCTTTTAGGTCTTGCATCTTTACCACGTTTTTAGATACCCGCTCGTTTGCGAGTTCCCTGCGATAGTCTTTCAATTTATCTGTTGGTAGGTTTTCAATTGTACGAAGGACAATAACTAGGTTTAGTAAATCAAGACGGGTTGATGCCTTGTCTAGTTTATGCTCGAGAAAAAACTCCTTAATATATTCCAACTTCTCGGATTTCTTAATCGGCATTTTAAATTTGAGTTTTTGAAGTCGGCGGATAATTGACGAATAAACAACTTTGGTTTTTGGCGAAAAATCTTTTTTTGCTAGAATAGATTCCATTATATATATATGGAATATATTATTTTTTAAGTATTGAACGTAATTTTATATATTAAGTTCCTAAGTATTCAAATGAACACGTTCCGCCCCAAGCGGCTTCAACCCCTGTCCAATCGTTGTTGTGGATTGGGCTATTTTTAGCCAAATTCGTTCTGGTATGGATATAATCACCTACGGCAAGAGTCACGATACAAAAAGTATTACCTGTCGCCCATTGTGCGAAACTGGTTTGATCACCGCGAGTATACATAAATACTACATATTGGTCAGCATCGAATGTGACGCCGTTCTTATATAGTCGAGAAAACCAACTAATACGATTGTTATATGAAACGGAGTGTCCATTAAATGTGTATTCTATTCTGTATATCCCAGCGGTTTGAATTATAAAACCAGTATTTGCTCCGCCTGTTGCGTTGTTTGGTGTAGCCCAAGTCACGTGAGGATTATCTGCAACTAAAAGATTGTAATTAGAATAATAATCTTGGTTTCCGTTCCCGGGTGATTGCGAGAAGGTTTGCCTACGAGAATAATATCTTGATGCTCCCACGAGAGGTGAAGAAAGATTTACTATTTCTGCTGTGGTTATACTGGCGTTATCAATAGATGCGTTTAATGTGTTAATATCTTGCGAAGTAATTGAGGTTGATGATAAATTGGTTATGGTTAGGTTTGTATAAGAAGAAGGAATCTGTGCGTTAATAGTTGTCACTCCTGCTACAGTAACGAGATTTATGTTATTACCTTCATCTAAATTGTTTGATATATCTCCATTAACTGTGCTGGAGTTTAGGATAGATGTATTCATAAATCCCGCGGTTGCTGTTGTTGAAACCACATCTGTCGCTCCTACCAAAGCGGCAGTTAAAGTTGATACCGATAAATCTGTTGTCACGGAAACAGTATTATTTTCTGGTTGTAG